TCTATTATAAAATTCGCCGACGGCACTACAAAAACCATTTACAGTAAATTTTTTCATACGAGTGCATATAATATCGCCCTGAAGGACGGTGACATCGTACAGCAGGGCGCCCTGGTAGGAAAGTCTGGCGGCGATCCAGCATCCGCCGGATCCGGCGGCAAGACGTGGTCCACCGGTCCGCACTTACATTGGGAAGTCCGTATAGGCGGCAGCAAAGGCACCGTCCAAGCGTCCCACTACCTGTATCGTGGGCCCAGTTCCGTAGCCGGCCCGGTAGCCTCCGCCGGCAGCCAAGCATCGTGCAAAGCGGGCGAGGTCTGGAACGCCGCCGTGGGCAGTTGCGTTCCCAAGCCTCAGTCGGGCCCACCCGGCACGGGCCCGTGATGGGTGCACGATCCCTGGCTAGCCCCCGCCAGAAATAAAAACATAAACATAGGACACAATAAATGGCAAAAAGAGTATGGCCCAAAGGGGCCCCAACACAACACCGCATCGAGCAAGGTCAGGAAATATCACTAGCAGAAGACGGAATTTTGAATTCTGCGCCTGGAGGTACCCCAAAAGCTGAGTACAAGCAGGCGTCAAACGAACGTCGTATGAGTGGCCCGGGCGGTGGTGAAATTGTATTTGGAAATGACCGGCCCAACTCGCAAGCCTCTGGCTACGGCGCCAAAGGATATACGGGCTTGGCATCTCCGGGCTCTGGTAAGATCGATCTGGTCGTTGGTCGGCTAGCCAGCGCGCGTAGTGGTGATGGGGTGGCCGCCGGCACTCAGGTTGATAGTAGCATGTCCGCAGACGCCGCCAGAATATATATCTGTGAAACTACAGACGTTGATAAGAACCTTGGGTTGGTTGAAGGAGTCGTTGGGAACCCCAAGGGCCAGTCCGCGGTTGCAATTAAGGCAGATCAAGTACGCATGATAGGCCGTGGGGGGATTAAGATAATCACCGGTGGAGGAAACAATGTCCGTGGTTTTGGCCCGACAGGAGAAACAACCTCTAAAGGTGGAAAGCTTTTGCCTGCCCCTGGTATTGATTTAATAGCTGGCAATAATACAGAGGAACGAGAGGTACGCGGCATCGGTGGTAAAAAAGAAACGATACAAACGTTACAACCAGTAACTATGGCATATAATACTCGTGATTGTTTTAAGGAGCTTAGTGAAATATTAGATGATATTATGTCGACAATTTATAGTTTGGGCTCTTATGTACAGAAAACGTGTAATGCATCAGCGGTCGCCTTCGCCACATCGGGCATTGTTATAAGCTCCCATGCCACCGCGGCAGCTAAGCTCACAGGATATGCAGTTATGATCAGCCCCCGTGTCTTGATGTCAGTACACCAATCAAGAGCGACCAAATCAACTTGGGAAGCAGATTACCTACAGCACTTTGGCTATAAATTTATAGGCAGTAGAAGTGTCCGTACAACATAACTAAAGATACAAATATACAATGGCAAAATCAAAATTTTTAAAATGGCAAGATAAGAATGGTGACAATCTAATAGATGTCTGCGAGGTAGATTTAGGTCGCCCCGAAGAGAAAATCTGTTTAGATTGCATCCCCAATCCTCGTGCCCTCGTACCAAAATGGAGAACTAGGAGGCTTAGTAACCCGTTCCTTAACGGAAAACTGTGCAAGTATCAGATAACTAAAGTAACAAAAAGAACAGACACCGGCAGCGGGCCGTCGGTTTCACCCGACAAAGCTAAAGAAAAATTAGATGAGATATACGCGGAGTATGTAGAAGAAGCTGCAGAAGCGCTATTAAATTATTATGATAAAGATACTTCTATCGAATCGATAAACAAGATTGTAGAAGCCTTAGAATACACAGATTATGATTTAGACCCACAACCACTATCCCATCTAAAGTTACTCTACTCAATACCGTTTTCAGATTTAAATAATATAGATCCAGCAGCGTCAGAAGAAGAAGAGGAACCTGCGGGAGAAGATACAGTTACTACGTATATACCTTTTAACTTGATCCCAAACATGATCCGTGTCAGAAAAGGATTAAATTTATATTCTAGTAATTTAAAAGTATACCGGGCCCTTGAAGGGAAGAACATAGTATTTGAAAGCGGCGGGGTTTTCAACCTAGATCTTTATGGTGACGCTGTTTTATGGGGTTCTTCTGTCATGGAGGACGTTATACCAGATCTAAGTGAGTTCCTAAGAACTAAAAATTATTACTTAGGCTCAGCCAGCCTGTTCTTCCCATCTATTGAGGCTGTATCAAAATTTGAATGCACATTCACTCCGGAATTCAAACTTAAACAGATTAAAGTATGGTCAGAAGGTTGTGGAGATAAAGCAAATGTATATAAGGGATCTAAATTAGATCCATTAACAAAGTCTTCTTCTGCGTTCAAAGACCCAACCGCCATGGCATATTTTGCTAAAATAAGTGAGATGGAACGTGACCTAACCGCGCGAAGTCCAAAGCCGTGGGTGCAGTTTATACAAGAGTACACATATCCGAAAGTAACAGAAACCATGCAGGCCCTCGTCGGAGAGTTAGAACCATTGGAAGCTGCATTAGGTTGTATAGCCGATTCATTAGCTAACGAGGGCAAACAGCTTGGACAGGATATGTTAGATGAGGTGTTCGGCATCGGCGATGCGATTGCAGCGCAGTTCCACAAGATGTTGTGCGAAAAAGATTATACAGAATTCCTGGAGCAAGAATACAAATTAGGAAAACATGCTGCCCCCCCTGACACCATCGATGAGATCCCTGGATATTTTAGCACCCTTAAAGGCGCCGCCCAAGAGGAAAGAGAAAAGTTTATTAAATCAATGGCTCTGGAGCAGGCTTACGGAGAAATAGAAGAAAAAGATGTTTTGATGACATCTATGTGCACCCGCCTTTTGTCTATCTGCGGCTCCAGTGGAAGCCAAGCGAAGCTAGATCTAATGTGGCTGAACGGTCTAGACCCAATCAGGATGTGCGGCCTATTTGACATGATGTTGGATGCTATACAATGCCTCTTCAAGGGATTAACGTTTGAAGAAGTATTAGCCAGTATGTTAAAAAGCGCCCTCAAGGCCATGTCAATTCAAAATTTCGGAGATTTATTCATAGGTTTACCTCCGGATAAACAAGCGCGCCTCGATGAACTGGTCAAAAGAAAATTAGAAAGTGGTGATATCGCCGCCGACGGCCGACTGCAAGACACCAGCGAAGCCGCAGAATCCCCGAACTCACCGGATAGCCCCGCTGATGCCAAGTTTTTTGTTCCCCCGACCTTTCTAAAGCCGTGGGAGAACCCGGAACTCATTGAGCGACAAGAACGAGAAAACATGGTTGAAGGACCATATGAGGGGATGACTCCCAATGGCATCCCGTCACAGGGCCACCCAGATTCACAGCTTGGAAAAGCTACCGCGGTAGCTCAAATGGAATCCGCTGGAACCGGTCTAAGCCCCAATGTAGTGATGGAAGCGTACGCTATAGCGTTATTAGAAGAATACTCAGATGATCTTCTGGGGCTGATGGCAGAGGTTGAGAAGTTCCCGGGCGCCCAAATCGTCGCTTACATCATTGCCACATTGGACTGCCCCCGCCCACCACTATTTGATCCAAGTATCGTAGACTTTTTGAAGGATATAGAATTACCATTCTGTAGAAATACTAATCACATTGGTTTGCCTAGATTACAAAATCCATTCGCATGGCTACCAAAATTATGGGATATCTTTAGAATCTTGTGGGCGATTATTAAACAAAAAATATGGGATTTGGTTGTTACACTAGTGTGCAAACTAATAGTGTTTCTTTGTGAGTTACTTGGTAATGCTATATGTAAAGCTCTTGAGACAGTCGGCGATCTAGCCGCATCCCTGCCATCCGTGATTGGCGGCCGCACCACGTTTGGGGAAGTTATTAAAGAATCTCTCTGCGGACCAGACGCGGACCAGGAACAGATTGAAGATACAATACAAGAGATGTTTAACAGTTTAGGCCAAGGCTCCGCAGCCCTAGCTGATAAGAGCGCAGTGATGAGCTTCACGGAAGATCTGTCTTCAACAATGACGAAAAGCGAGCTGACCAACGCTATATTAGGCAATCCGTCACAGTCCTTTCTGGATATTATTGAAAGTTTGGTTGAGTTTGAACATCCAGAATTTGCAGATGCCTTCGGAACTCCAGCAAAGGCAGCCAAGTTTTTTGAGAATGTTGGAAATATAATACCTACCGGCGCAAAAGCCGCACTGAAAGACTTTGCTGATCCATCAGTAAACGAAAATCAACTTCCAGCAAACCCTACTCTTTGTGCGACACCCGCTGATCGCGAGGCCTTTTACAATGCACGTGCTCAGCTTCTAGAGGGCAGAGCCTCCCCAGATCAGATTGCTGCATTGGCCGCCGCAGGCCGCGAAACAATCAAAGACGACTTAGGAAATTTGGGAGACATCATGCAGAATGGTATACCAAACTTTTTCGAACAGAACATGCCTCCGATCATGTCAAGCGACCCTACTTGTGACAATGGTATCATACCATTTGAGCCAAAAGAACTTGCTAAGGCAGCTACAACCGCGATTAATACATCATTAGAAGTTCTTAAAATAGCATATTCACAAGACATGTTAGGTAACGGACCATTTGTCCAGAGCAACTGGGGATTTATGAACATGGTGATGTCCGACACTATGGGTTGGGCTTACACAACACATTTAAGAAAATCTAATTCTTCCGGAGGTTGGTTCACCAAAAGATCATATGTTGATTTTAATGTTGATGCTGATGATGCCGAGGTCGAGGGCGACACCAACTTTGCCAATACAAGCAACCAAAGAGGCGCCTTTCCATTATATGTAGCTGATCATCTTCTTAGTCATGAAACACAGACAGGAGAAATGGAGAGAGCTATGAACGAGTCTACCTTTGAATCGAACAATGAGTTCGCGCCAGATAAGCATTTCTCCAGAACATTTAGTGATCTGGGGTTTGATAATCTTTTTGATGAAGTTGATCTCCTGGTACTTCCAGACTACGGTTACAACGTTACAGTAGAACCAGAGTTTGCAACATCTTTGCATATCCAAGGCGCCGCCATTCAACCAAATAACTTTGGCGATGGAAAAGTTAAATTTAACAGAAGAGGCAGAAAAAAGAAAGAAGATATCAAACTAACATTCAGAGATAACGCACAAGGTGAGAAGAGTTCGGAAGATGGATTTTCATATGGGTTTAATGTAAAACTGTACTTAAGTGATCTTGCTTCAGAAGATGGCCAAGCTTTTAATAGACCAGATAACAACGCCAGGATAATAATTGAAAAAGTTCTTAACGAAGGTGTGATGGATTCATCAAACTCCGAATTTGAAAATGAACCAGAAGATGGAGAACTCAAGAGAACATCCGATTCTATCATAACATATAGAGCTTACGAATTCCTATCAGTAGACGAGGGTTTAGACAACGAAGAATTAGATAACGGAGAATATATAAAGTTTAAAAGTGTTTTAAGCTCTCCGAGCAATTCATTAATACCACAAGTAGTTCTATTGCAAGAGATGATCGAGAAACAAAACGATGGTGCTGCTCCACGAATGAGCGGATTAAAAGACTTTTATGATCAAGCTATGACATCTATTTTCTCTAAATTTGCAAGTGAAATTTATACTAACAAAGCCGCATTTGAATACGGCGCCCAATTAGATGACCTGTCCGCTGCCCAGATAGAATATGGAATGGATTATAACGGAAGCTTCACACTTTTCAAAGACTATCTAGATGCGACAGAAACTGATACTGACGATGCTCCTCTTGGTATAAGCAGAATGCAGTATGAAGAAGAAAACAACGACGGTGCACCCAATAGAGTATTTTACTTAGATCCGCTGGTTTACGGTGGTTCATATCTTAACCCGGCGGTATATTTGAAACCCACAAACAAGACAGGCTGGCTCGGAATGGTGGATGTCATATTCCCAGAACTAAGTCCTTGTAAACCACAATCTACCGATTTAGTTAATTTTGGAAGCATCCAATCAATAATAGATGAGAGCTATTCAAAGATTCCGGTAGATCAAAGACTCAAGTCAGATCCAGATTGTGTAACTGAGAAACCATACAATAGAATTTTAGAACGCCACTCAAAAGCTGGAATCGAAGGTTTGATTCATGCTATGTGCAGAATCTTTGTTAGTGTCAACTTCCTAAAGAGTCTTGCCACATTTACAAAGTTTAAACCAGACTTTAAAAACAACTTCAGTTCTTTATACGCATCATACGTTGTAGAATTGATGGAGGAAGAATTAAAAGATGCTCAACCAAATTCGTTTATAGAATTCTTTAGCCCGTTTAAAGATGATGAGTTCTGGTATGCCTTCCTAGAACAATCTGTACAAACATATGCCAGGAAGGTTGAAACTGGTGCAATTGAGGATGTGCCCCCTGACGTGCTAGCAGCGCTCGAAAAGCTACAGAACTATGAGTCTAAATACAAATATCCAGATCCAGATGATTTAGATGAAGCCAAAGATATAGGTGACGCTTGGAAGTTCCAATCATTAAATAACTATCGATATGAGAAAAACCTTGAAGCCATAAAGGAAACAGAAGAATTAGCTAAAATAGTATTAAAAGAATTTGTAATTATGGAAATGGGATATATGTCTGAGGTTTTCATGAAGAGCTTACAAAACGTTGGTATCATTGAAAAGGATACCATGGTGGAAAACTTAGGCCATTACATTTTAGAAACCTTAACAGCTAATACAGATTTAACGCTTAGCAAAGAATTAAAAGAAGAAGTGGAAGGGCTCCCAACAGAAGGAGACGAGCTATACACAAATGGAGATGAGTTATCCACTCCCGATGGAGAGCCATATACGGGATATTATCATACTTCTATCGGTGATGAAGGAGAAACCATTTATATGGTTGGTGAATATCATACCGAGGACGAGCATGACGCTCTAAGGCCTTTTGCAAATAAAGTAATTGTGCCCATTGGTTCGATCGGTCCCATAGGAACAACCACCGGTGACCCCAGCACACAACCGTTTGTAGCAGAAACATATATTAAAATTGCCGGCCAATATAAAACACCTCTCGAAGCGGTCGGCATAATGTTAGCACAGCCTGATCGAACATTAAATATATCTGATGTGTATCCTGGTACCCTGCGTCTCAAAATTGATCCTGATACTGGGAAAGTGCTGGGAACCACAGGGAAGCTGGGGGTAAGATATGGACTTAGATTCTCAATACAGGCCGCGCCCGGAGCCGCCTCAAAATATACAATTATAGAAGTAGAGATAGATGCGTTAGATCTTCCTATCGCGAAGTTCCAGCCACTAGAAAATGATAGTAAATTACTGTTATGTTTGATTAATAATTTGGTAGACGATGATAAATTTAAGATGTTGACAAAATATATTTTCCCGCTAAACAAAGTTCTCTCAACTTTAGCAATTTATAATGATATGGCGTTTCTTCCCTCAATTGGTGAAGTAACATCGACGTTCGTTGAAAAAGATCCTGAAGACAAGCCCGGCAAGTACGTTGTAATTGATAGTAGTTCTGGCACTGACATAGCGAAAGTTCATCCCGGCATGCCTGGCTGGGCAACAAAAGAGGAGAGAGCATCGGGCATGTTCGCCGGCGGCGGCTTCTTTACACTACACTTTGATAAATGGAATCGTTCCCTTTTGGTTAAATCAAAGTCTAGAGTCAAAAAAATGTTTAAAGATTATTATAATTCAAGAGATTTTGATCCGGGCGATATGCCGGAGGTTTCTGATTCTTATATAGCATCCCTTAGAGCTGCGTGGAATATTTCACCGGGAGAAAGACATTTTCCTTGGTTCAAGAAAGGCATGTTACGTTCAAATCCTTTCAATGCAAATGGCGAACTTTGCAAGAAAAAAGATTAAGCGGATATTTAGTACGAGGGATAGATTATGGCTTCTTACAGTGTAGCACTTCCAATAACATATGATAGCGGCACCGGTTTCACAATGCTTAAGAGAATTAAGGATGTAGCCAAACAAAACTTTAAAATGTTAATTCTAACAAATCCAGGCGAAAGAGTGATGGAGCCATCCTTTGGCGTTGGTCTTAAAAGATATTTATTTGAGAATTTTAGTGAGAATGTATATGCCGAGATAGATACTCGGATCAGAGAACAAGTAAATATCTTCATGCCGGCAATTGCAATACAAGAAATAGAGTTTGCATCGTCCAACCAAGACAGCGGCGAGTTGGCAATATTTATTTCTTATGCAATCCCAGCAATTGCAGAATCAGATTTGCTTGAATTTACTATTTAAGTTATTAAGGAGACGTTTTTAATGGCAGACGAACAAAAAAAGATTTTACCTATAGATTATACTCATAGAGAGTTTACTTCTATTAGGGGAGATTTACTAGAAATAGCAGAGAGATTTTACCCAGACACTTTTCAAGATTTTAGTGAAGCCTCATTTGGTGCTCTTATGCTTGACGCAGTCGCTTATGTCGGTGATCAGCTGTCATTCTATCTGGATTATAACGTTAACGAGACGTTCTTAGACACTGCTTTCCAATATAATAATATTTTAAGACATGGTAGAGTACTGGGATATAAAAACCCGGGCCGAGCATCAACATATGGTAAAGTCGCCCTCTACATCCAAGTACCAGCTTCAACTGTGGCGTTAGGACCAGATAATAGTTATATTCCGATTTTGCGCCGCGGCACGCGCTTCACATCTAAAAACGGATTAAACTTTGTGCTAACAGAAAATGTAGATTTTGCATCACCAAAAAACCAATCTGTCGTCGCTAGAACTGATCCATCCACCGGTGCCCCCACATTCTATGCGATTAAAGCATATGGAAACGTGGTCTCTGGAGTGTTCCTACAGGAAAATATAGAGGTTGGAACGTTTGAGAGATTCAGAAGAATTGAAATTCGTTCCCCTAACATATCAGAAATAATCACGGTAATAGACTCTGAAGGAAATGAATACTTTGAGGTAGATTATTTAGCACAGGACATAGTGTTTAAAGAGTTAACAAATAACAATTTTAAAAACGATAATGTTCCTTCGATCATAAAACCTTATTTGGTATCTAGAAAATACATTGTTCAGAACGAAAGAGGCAGAACATTTTTGCAGTTTGGAAGTGGAAACCCCAATAAATCAAATGTTGTTGCCAC